TTGGTCTGACGTTCCAAATCTAGGTTCAAATTCTACATCTTGAAAGTTAAAATCTGTAGGTTGGGTAGCAGTTGGATCGGCACTAGCTCTTAATACTGGGGTTTTTCCTAAATAAACGTCTTTTAATGCTGCTGTATTGTAATTAGCTGTACCTTTTGTAAATGCTGCTGCTGATGGAAAGCCTTCTATTTCACCTTCACTCAGAACATCAACAATGGTTGCAAATTGTTTACTTGATAAGGCATTGGAGGGCAGCGTAGAATCTACTACTACATCATCTTCAGAGCGATTAACAATAGCCATCTATGCTGTACCTCTTATCTGTACTGTATCAATTCCTGCTGACACCACGAGCGATCCAGCGAAAATTTCTCCATAGATTATAGGTAAAGCTGTTCCTGCTCTTGATGTATTCTGTACTCCACTAAATGAAAAGTTCATAGATTGTGGATCTTCTGAAACTCCTGGAGGTTGTGGAACAGGAGTAAGCATCTGTGCTGTTCCTGATAAAATAAGATATGCACCAAAATTAGATGCTGCAACAGTTAATAGGCTTGCTCCTGCTGTTCCTGCTGAAAAACCACCAAGACCGAAAGCGGGTGCTGCTCCAGGGGCTAAAATAGCTGCTCCTATTAAAGCTACTCCTGCTAATACCCTTGTAAAACCTCTAGAACCTGTAACTACTGGTACTATTTTTATTTCCTGTTGACCTATTGGGTCGAATAATTCTGTCTCATCAATCTCATCTTTACCGACTTTGACACAATAATTTTGTTCCATCATGTGTCGTTCTAAATTAGGAAAGTTTGCTAATAAAAACTTAAACGCATGGAGTGGGGTTGATATTTCAGCTTCAAATGTACGCTCTCCAAGAAATCGAGCTAATCTTCCATAAACTTTGATTTTAC